CATGATCCACAAATCTGGCATCTGTGGACGTTTTCATCTTTTGGCTTAAACTCTATATGACTATATTTCAATTCAAGAAGCGGAAGCAAGTCCTCAAAACGAATGATGCAGGCATAATCACTAACATCTTCCCCTTGTCCGTTTAATCTCAGAACTGCAAAACCCAATTCCCCAGATTGAGTCGTGCGAGCTTTTATCTGAGCGAGGACTGCTTTTGGTTGGAATCCAGCCCTAGCCTTAACTTCACAGTCAAAAGGCACATTCTGAATATCCTTACCGCTTCCCCTGCCCACACTGGCAAATGGCCATATCGTCGATAGGTACGATGCAACCACCCGCTCAGTGCGGAACCCTCGGTGTTTTCTGTGCTGACTAATGGCTTAATCCAGCCATGTACCCCATAGTAACCCCACCAATGAATAAGGCAAGAGTTAAATATAGAATCAGCATTTCTTTATCCATTGACGGCACTGCATTTATTGCATGACCAAGTGCCAGCAATAACCTGACCATCTTTAATTTTAGCCGTAATTGTTATGTCCTTAGCTTCTGTCGGTTCATTACATAACTGGCAAATAACTGTATCAATCGTTGGAATGTCCTCAACATTGACCCATCCATCGACAGTGTGAATTTGTCCAAATCCCATTATACTCTCGCTTTCTGTGGAACCCATTTGCCATCACTGCTTAAGTTGTACCATTGAGGTGAGCATTCTGATTCTGTGCCTGTTCGTGCTATGAAAGAACACTTATATCTAGCCCATGCCTTGCCATTCTTTTCACCTTCTTGCCAAATCATGGATCCATGCTTACACAAAGGAGCAGCTTGAGCGTCACCTGTGCCTAAAATCTGTGTAACTGTAGCTACTGCACTTTCAAGAGTAACTGGAGCCTGAACGGTTTTAAGATGATCACCGAACGGTGTAGTCCAATAATCAATATCGCCTTCTTTAATTTCTTGAACTGGAGGCTTTATTTGATCGCGAACGGCCTTGAGTGAAGGATGATTTGAAACCTTACTCATTTCTTCCCTGCTAGGACGCTTTCCTTTAGGAGCATAACCCGCATTTGCAAGTGCTCGGCCAATAGCTGATGTCTCACAATTCTCCAATGCAGAAGTTTGATTGACGCCGCGTGTGCTAACTGTTTCTTCCGCGTACCCTGTCGCCCATGCGATGCTATCGCCATGAGTTTTAAAGAGATAAGCCTTAACAATGTATCGATCCTTTTCCACAACTTCCAGTTCAGTGCTAATGCGAAAATCTGGATAGTCTTTAATAAACTTTTCAAGTCGTACCTCCACTGGCTCATAATCGGCTAAATTAAACATAAAGGCCATTCTCCTCTGTTTGTAGTTGCCCTGCGATTGCTAGGTAACTGGCTCCATCGATCCAAGAATCAACTTTTGATCCATCTTGGATTGTTCGTGCGATTTTGACCATCGATAGGATAACTGCGACTTGGTAATCTTCCACTGGCATTTCAAGGTATGCACTGATGAGTCGTGCGGCTCGTGCCATATTGTCACTTGGATGGCCGTAAGAGAGTCCTCTGTTTGAATAAAGATCAGTGGCTGATTGAAGAATTTCTCCATGTTTCATTCTATTCCTGCCAGAATTCTTGGCGGTTCACGGCTCGCCCGCGATGCCATCCAGTTCTTAAACCTTTTTCATATCCTGCCTTGTATGTATCTACTAAGGCAACTATAAAGCTGATGATTGCTCCAATAATGCATATGATTAATAACGCGTTTAAATTGCTCATACTGATACTGCCATATTGAATGAATCGTAGTTTGTCAGTAGAACGTAGGCATCCATATTCTGATCATAAGATTCAACATATTCATAATTGTTGGCATCTAAAAATGATCGTGCCATAATCAAATTAACTCTTGAGTCGTACCAGCAAATTATTGCCCATTCATAGGACAAATTGCCTGTAAATCGTCCGTCTTGGCTTTCCCAGTTATTGCCTTTCCAACCCATAACAGTATCTGTTAAGAAATCGAAATCTGTAGCTGTAATTGTAATTGTCATTCTCGTACCTATCTGTGCCAATGCCCTTGATTGGCTACAGGATTACGGTCTCACACGGTTAAGACAGATTCAAGCACATTTGGGTAACGAATTGATAACGATTCTTGGCTATCGAGTTGCGTAAAGTTTTCCATATAGGGTGAAACTTCCGTCTCGGTTGATAGGCACGAGCATAGGCGAAACACGGTCGCCGTATGTTTCAATGACTGCGACTGACATCTGCCAATTAGCCGCTCCAGCCTTGAGATAAGACGCTTGTTTCTTATCCATAACATTTCCTGCCTCCAAGCCCCAAAGTGTCCTGTATTGGCCTCCTATGCCCTCAGAGAAGGCACTGATACCAGCACGGTGCGTATGACCGCACACAACTGATTTGCCAAACTTTTTAGCTAATCCAAGAGCTGTAAGTCCAGCGTTGGAGTTCATCGATCCTTCATCTCCGTGAACTAATACCCAGTTTTTGTGGAACTCAAAGGGTTTCTTATGAAAACGAATCCCCAATTCATGGAAGCCCATAAAACGGGCGTAGTCGAGTTCTGGAAGTCCGATGAGGCTAGGAGCTCCTCTAACGAGAGTGTGGTAAAGACGATCGGTATGGTTGGATCTAGTGATGTCGGTCGTGCCAAGTTCCCAGAGGATGTCTTGAGCCATACTTCGATCATGGTCGAGTTGCCCTTCATACTCCAAGTGCGTTCCTTTAGCCCACTTGCTTTGTGACTGCATATCCAACTCATCACCCGTGTTCAGGATTAAGTCAAACTTCTCTCGCTTTACCAACTTGATTAAATTCTTAACGGCTTGCTCATGGTGATATGGAATCTGTAGATCCGAAATGACCAGATAGCGTTTTTTAATCATCATCCTCATCTTCGTAATCGCCGAACTTATTTGGATCGACTGGAGATGGCAGAATCCAAGCAGGATAAGAATCTTTATCGCTGAGCAAAAATAATGCTATGCCTTCGCTAAATCCTGCTTTTTTGAGTGATTTCCAATACTCATGGAGTGATATGCAATAAGCATCAAGAGGAGAATAGCCCTGCTCCTCAAAAGCCTTAGTAGCTTTTCTAGCCATGAGATAATTGTTACCTCTCTAAGAGTGAGATAATCGTTTCGACACGCGCTTCAAGTCGGGTAATCCTATCATTCATGGATCCCCCGCCATTTGGCTTGAGTTCGCTGAGGTAATGCTTTACTAACCATCGCACTAAGCCAATAAATGAACCAATAACGGTCGTAGCAGCAACAGCAACTGCCGCCGTGTCCTGCACAGTCATTACTTTTTAGGTGTGGCATATCCAAATACGCCTGCTAAAACAGCCCATAAAATGGAACGGTAATCGATTGCAAAGTTAGATGCGCCCCAAGCAGCCAAGAATGCTCCTGCTAGTAATGAGTATTGATTTTTAATTTTCATAAGTTCTCCTAGTTGATAGTTACTAATACAGAAACATCGGAAGTACCTGTGGAAGTGATTCCATAGAGTGCTTCGTTATCACTGAGTTGGATAGTTAATTTGTCTCCATTATCAACGACGAATCCGTTGCTGGCTGTAAGGTCTGCGCCTCCAATAAGGAATGCACCTTTAGAATGAAGTTGAACAATTTGATCTGCACGATTAGCCGCAACAATAATTGAAGCAGTCGTGGTAAGAGTTTTTTGAGATGAACTAGGCATGTTTCTCCGTTAGCATAGGTATTTGAAAAAGAGCCCCAAGATTGTCAGCTTCTTTCGCAAAACTGACATGCATGTGATGATCGTGTTTGTTAATCCCGTCGTATGGTCGCCATTTCCAGTTTTGAATTGAGGAGCAGATTCGAGAATCAAAAATGATGTAGGTAATTCGCTTCTCTGTTTTAGCAAGGCAAGCGGCACGAAGTTGATCTGCAAGATAGGGCATGATGTCTGGCTTGCCAGATTTCCCTGATAAATCACGATCAATGTCGATGGCACGAACCCAACCATTAACATCAGGGTTGTGATCACTAACAGTAGCTGCGTGTCTAGTGTCACCGATCCAACCATCGGATGTTTTGTCACGATCTGGATAGATCTTATTGACTTGGTCACGAAGGCTTACTCCAGCTTTTGATAATTGTGGTTTCATTATGAGAACAGTAATTTGGCTTCATCGGCAGTGATGCCTAATTTGGCTAGTAACGCTGCCTTGTCGGCTGCTGCTTTTGCTTCGGCTTCGGCTTCGGCTTTTGCTTCGGCTTGATCAATTTTTTGCTGAGCCAATTCTTGCGTTGTTGCTTGACGTTCTAAAATTTCGCCTGTAGTTGTATTGTATTCTGCAATTATCATTTTAGTTCACTCCATATAGGTAAGCAGTTCCCGATGTCCAAGTACCAGTATTGTTAGTAATTTGAATTGATGAAATAGCGGTAGAAGTTGTATAGCCACCAAACATGAAACGGTCTCTGTTTCCTCCAGTGCTCATCGAAGTGGCAAGCACAGACGGGTTTGCTCGGTTGTAGTTGTAAATTGTGTAAGTAGAAACGCTGCCATCGCCTGCTCCTGAGTTGCCGATGTCCAATTTTGTGCCTGCCACTGTTGCAGTGAAAGCCGTGGCAGTAGTACCGATATAAGAATATGAATAATTAGCACCAGTGTCTGCATTTAATCTTATCCAGAATGCATCACCTGAGCTATTTACGGGTGCAGTTATGACTAAAACTAGATTTGTGTAACTTGAAGATATAGAAGTTAAACTTGTACTTGCACCTGAAAGTGTCGTTGTGCTTAATAAAGTCA